CACCGCCATGGTGCATCCCGCCTCCACCACCGCCGCCATGGCGGTCAGCAAATGCTGACGGAGATGCTAATGCTAAACAGCAAGCCGCTGCCGCAACTACAACAAGTGCTTTCATTTTTTTCGTCTCCTTAGTTTTAGATGGTTACTCACAATGATCTTGTTTATCATTGTCAGGATGAACGGAGTGTGAATATCGTGGATTTTTTAAAGAACTTGAAAGGATGTATCTACAGGCTTGTCGTTCTCCATGTATGGATCAACATAAGAACCCGGTTTTTCGAGCACGGCAAACAACTTATCTCCCGATTTTGGTTGAGTTGTCAAGGTTACAATGATATCGCGATATTCTCCCTGTTGGAGTGAAACAAACCCGATAGGCGGAAACGCCAACCCCCCGGCCGCGTCGCTCGCAAAAATAGCGAGTGTTCCCGGCCCAGGCATAGAAACCGTGCTAATAACGGCAGAGTTTCCACTGATTTGTTGATTCGCGGCGGTAATAAGACTCATATGTATTTATCTCCTAATTTAAGGCAGCAGGCTTCCGACCTTCGAGTGATAAAGCCACCGGCCTTGTAGCAGGTTATTCAAGTTAACGGAAAATGTCAAGGGCGACGATTCTCCAAAAAATCATTGATTTTCAGCCACTTGTTCAGACGGCTTTCGGGTTCGTCCTATACTATATTTACTACAAAGTTCCCATTCGCTTTTTTCCTTGAACGATATCACCTTGATCTGACTCATCGGGGCCCGAGGAGCCGCGACAATGGCCGGATCGACAATCGTGACGAGCCCCCACTCCTCAAGCAGCGCCGCAATCGTGTTGCGTCGGCCTCGATCTTCGTCGGAAAAGTTCGTGTCTTTACCGTCCAACGCAAAGAGTTCTTTGAAGTGGACGATAGCATATTTCCCTTGTTTATGAAGAATGTGAGCGCTTTGATAGATTTTTTTGTCTTTGCGTGACGCTACCCCGATGCGGGTCAACGTCTCTTTGATTTTTAAAAAGTCAGCCGGGTCATGTAACGTTACCCATACTAATGAATCCAGTAATGCTTGTGTCATATTCCCCCTCGTATCAGTTTTTCTTTTATCGTTTCTATTTGGGCGGAAGTTAATATGCTTAAAGCTTGATGCGCTTTCTGACTATTGTAGCCGTAGTATTCCTGAATCGCTTGGATATCAGCGCTGGCTTTTTCGGCCTTCAACCACGGGATGAAGGGGCGGCGCTTATTCGGGCGGATCGCATGATACAGATAGTCATATTGAAGCTTATTATCTATTCCATGATTAATATTCATCTCGTTGGCATACAAAATCGTAGCCGCCGAAAGACTTAGTTTCTTATTTATGATAAGAGGAAAGTAATCAGAGAGGTCGTCGATATACTCACGGGTATCAATAGACTTCGCATAATCAAAGGGGGTCAATGCAGGGCTTTCTTCGGCGGTTTAATCATTTTTTTATTTTTCTCTCGGTCGGCATTCAGGAGGGCCATACACAAGGGACAAATATCCATATACTGGACATCTTCGATGTCGTTGACGTAGTAGGTCAGCATAACCTGATTGTTTCCAAGAGGGCCGCCGCAGAGCGCGCACTTCTTCCAAAAGAACCACCCTTTAATGAACTCTTTTAATTGAACCCACATTCAGCTATGATCTCCAAAAGACAAGCAGACGTATTGATCTGCTTGTCTAACGCAAACGAGTCTTGATAGCTATATTTAGCTAACAGGATGATTAGAACGGGGATAGTTTGAGGGGTGATAAGGGTCGCACAATGCTCGTAAAGGGTGCGATACAGGTCAGACGAATCCATATCGGAATTATCCGATACCCACTTGCGGATGGCCGTGAAATTCTTCTCTTTTAAGAATCCGACTAGGGCCTTGAAGGATGACTCTTGAAAATCAACGAGAATACCCGTGTCGATCTTTCCGCTGGCAGAATAGCGCTGTAGTTCGTTCAGGACGCGGCGGAAGTCGGGGAAAAACTTGGCGATGACCGAAGCCACAACCGCGTTGTCATACTCGACCTTTTCTTTTTTGAGAATGCCCACAATCCGTTTATAGAACTGTGAAGCTAGCGCGGGTTTGTCTTGTTTCGAGATGTTGAACTCGATCACCGAACATCGCGAATGCAGGTATTCAATAATCTTACTCTTATAGTTACACGTCAGAATAAAGCCACAATTCTGGCTATACTCCTCCATAAAGTTGCGCAACGCCGGTTGCACCGTGTTAGGGTTGAGATAGTCGGCTTCGTCCAAAATCACATACTTGCGTCCGCCCGATGTTAAGGACATCGACGAAGCATAATTCAGGATTTCATTGCGCAGCACGTCGATCTGTCGGCCCTCAAGCGAGCCATTGATCACAATGTAGTCCGCGCGCAACTCGTCAAGCATCGCCTTGGCGATAGATGTTTTGCCGATGCCTGCCCGTCCTGTCAGAAGCAGATTGGGAAACTTTTTCTTTTCAACAAACGTTGAAAACGTGTTTTTCAATGAAGGTGGTAGAATCGTTTCTGCAATTGTATGTGGCCGGTAAATTTCCGTCCATAGATACTCTTCATTCATTTCCGCAGGCTCCACCACGGCCAGACCGTTGACGACACATTTCTATCGGGAAGTAGTTCGTTGACTGCCTTTGAGACACCGGGTTTGAAGAAGTCATCCCCCGCTATGATCCCGCCGCGCGCAAGCTTGGGCAGCCACGCCTTAATGTCGGCATGAACATTTTCATATTCATGGCTGGCATCAATGAGAATACAATAGAACGTCTCGTCGGCGAACTCCTTGGCGATATCTACCGAGTTGCCTTTCCGAATATCAAGCACCGCCTTGATCGGCTCAACATTCTTTTGAAAGTCGGCAAACACATCACCCTGATAGGGCACGATATCGTCGCCTCCTAGCCAGTGATCGACGCACGTCAAGGATAGTCCTTTGTCGGCATTGATCATCTCGACGCCAAGATAAGACGTTGAGCGACCAAGCCAACACCCAACCTCACAAAACTTCGATCCGGCCGGAGCGTCTTGAACAGCAAGTTGATAGAACGGTGCAAACTGGAACCACCCTTCAAGGTTCTTAAAGTAATGGTCCATTATAGCTGACTCTGGCTTGAGACAACTATCCAATACTCGATGTCCTCTGTCAGGTTTTTGAAATGAGAAACGTTAATCACTGCACCCTCGTCATCAAGAACTTTATCGATCTTGACTTCGTAATCCCCAAGCAAAAGTTTATTGAGGTTGTCGATATTGAAAATAGCTTTGAAGGTTTTGTCCGTTGTGCCCAACGTCAAGGTATACGTGTCGGCGACATGATTTTCGGAATCGATGCCCTTGACCATCAAGTGCGTGCCATCACCGACAACGGCTACCTCGGGAAGTCCAAGAATAGACATCGCTTTGAATAGCTGTTGCATATCAGCGTTTGTTAAATTGAAATGATAGGGCACCACCTCGGGCAACGCGAGAAGCGCTGACTTATCGGTCGGCTTTGCGATCAAATTCTCCGCCGCACAAACATACGTAACGGACGAAGATTTGTCTGAGATGTCAACAGATCGCTCGTTAACTGTAATCTCAGGGTCATAAAATAAACCGACCGTATGCAGAAAACGAGAGAGGTCATAGATGCAAAATTTGCGAGCAAAACTGACATCCACCTTGGCTTTTGCCAGGATGCTTCGACTCGCCGAAACGGTGTTGAGAACGTCCCCCGGTTTAAAGCAGATGCCAGTGTTGATATTATAGAAATTTTTAAGAACCGTTATTGTCTTAGGCGTCAGTTTCATTTTACTTCAAAGGTCTCCATAATAAAAAAGTTCACTTATTTCTTGGGGGTTGTGCTCGTTGTATTAATCTCAACAGCAGGCGACGGAGCCGTAGGTGCGGCTGGCGCAACATGCGGCGGAATAAAATGTTGTGGAGCCGTCGCGGTGGGTGGATGGACTGGCACAGGAGCGGGGGGAGCCGCTATTGTAACAGATTCAGGAGTTTTTGCAACGTCTTTTTCAGCAGCTTCTTTAGCGGCCTTTGCGGCTCTTTCGGCAGCTTGAGTTTTCTTTACGCGCATCTTTAGGTTCTCCAATGCTTGTGCTATGGTTTCATCGCTCGAAGGGGGTGCCTCCGTGATAGTTACTTTATATTTTATAGGAGGGTCGGGAGTTAATCCCAGAAAGTCTTGCAGCTTATCCAAAAATGTCACTATTTCTTTGCTCTCTTTTTCTTATCCGATTCTTTAATCCGGTTGAGTTCGTCGATATCTGCCGTGGCCGCCGCCCCAAGTTGAGCGAGGTCAAGCAGCGAGCCGCCGAACACGAAGGTTCCAACATGTTGCGTTTTCATCCACGGGCAGAGCCAGACTTTGAGACCCGCTCGGGCCGCGTCATAACAGAACTTATAGTCCTCAGAGAGATAGCGCTTGGACGCGCCTTTTTTCTCTTTTTCAAACCACGTTTTCGCCGATGAAAGAACGTCTTCAGGCTTTCGGGTTCCGTCGATCCCTTCCTGAAGAAGATTGATCACCGTTCCGATGTCATAGCCCCGGTCAATCACACAGTCGAAATACGCCATGATTTCACGCGAACCATCAAAGTGTTCGGTTCGCACATGATCCGGCTTATAGAGCATGTAGGGGTATTTATCTCGAAAGACTTGTAGGGTATTCTTGCGCAACATCATGAAGCCGGTGCCGATTTCCATGACCTCGGCGGGTTGATGAATCGGAATCGAGCCGGAGCCTGACTTGGGGTTGAACACGTAGTCACCCACGAACTTGTCAAGCTCGTTGGGATTCTCATCAGCAAACCCTTTGTCCACGGCCTTTTTTATCTTTTCCCAAGCAATGCACTTTTTCGGATAAGGAGCCCCGATGATATCATAAGGGCTGTCGTCCGACTGTAATGCAAGCATTGCAATCACGTCCTGGGGATTAAAGCCGATGTCGGAGTCAATGAATAACATATGGCTGCACTCACTCCGCATAAACTCGTCGCAACAATAGTTGCGCGCCCGCGTAATCAGGGACTCATTAAACAGAAAATACATCTGGATTTGAATCCCGTAGTGGGAACAGGCCGCAGCCAAGTCCGCCACTGACCGGGTATACATGCCCCCACACATGCCCCCATACATCGGAGTTGCAAGAAATAGTTTCCGTTTTCTAAGCTCCTCGATGGGGATTTTAATTTCAATGCCATTCCCCGGATTAGAGGGAACTTCGGCGACTTTGATTTCTTCTTTAGGAACTAAGGGAACAATCTCAGCGGTGGGCACCTCCTCAAAAGTAGCATTGATAACTTCATTCATTCAAATATCCTTATTGTTTCGAAGCCGTTGTCGTCGTGGTTGTCGTGGTTGTTTTTATGGTGTTGTTAGCGAGCGCCGCTTTTTCCTGATCGGTGAAGTTCATAGCTGTCGCAAACGATGCCGACGTATTGACTTCGTTGAAATAAGTTTCAGTTTTTCCGGCCATCATATTCATAGCCAAGCCTCGGGTGCGCCCCGATGTGTTGACGATATTGGCTGCGGACACAGTAAACGTAGTATTGATATACTCCGTGACCTTGGAGAAGTCGGCCCCGAGAAACACAGCAGGCCACTGTTTGCTTTCCAACGTCTTCAGCCGCGCCTTGACGGATTCAAGGGTATATTCCTTACTGTTATTTTCATAACCATCGGTCATGACGACAAGGACGGCGCGTTCGGGATTGTCGGCGATCATCCGATCCATAACTTTTGCGGCCGAATCATAAAGCGGGGTCATACCGCGCGGCGATACGTCGTCGTTTGTAATTGTTCGCCATCCCTTGGCGTTTGATTCCTCCAGCACGTCAAAGGCCACATCATCAAAACTGGCCAAGTAAACGTTAACATCATCCTCTAATTTTTCGACATAGCCGTTGATCGAACCGAGTGTTTCGGCCCAGCTTGTTGACATCGAACCTGATCTGTCGAGCAGCATATAAACGTTCTTGCTTTTCGTTCCGTTCTTGTCTTTCTTAAACCACATGTATTAGTCTCCTTTATATTCTTTGAATTTATTGTCTCCGATACCGACAAAAAAACACCCTTTAAATTCTTTATTTTCTTGTGGCATTATCATGAACCCATAATTCCAGAAGCGCGTAGTGAATAATTTTCAGAATATCCTTGCGGTTATAGCCTTCTTTCTTTCCGTAACGCGACGCCAGCTTGAGGATGTTGCCTATCGCAAATCCGTCACCGTTGCCTGTTGAGGCGATTAACTCGAAGGCTTGAATCTCTCCGTTGGAATAGTGTTCCCCATAAGTTTTAGCGATATAGTCCTTAATCTCGTCAAGGTAGCGGTCTTCATGGAACTTGATGTCGGTGGGAAGGGGGGCGGGATAGTCGGGACAACTGGCACCCGGCTTTGTGCGGTCGGCGGCGGCGTGAATCGACTCATCGTCCGGTTGCTGATCAAACATTTGTTTGTCGGTCATCGGCTTGCCGTAAAACGGCACATTATACTTGGCATAGAGGTCTTTGATGTCTCCCGGCCAGTTTTCGTATTCCGCTTGTGTCCAAGGCATTGATTCATTGAAGCCAGACGGTTTTGTCTCAACCTCTTTCCACGACGGATCGTTCCAAGCCGGAACATCCTCTGCGGTATATCGTCGGGCTTTAATGGGGGGTTCTTTGAAGTTTGGATTCTCAACCACCGTGTTTGATTGCGGGTCGAGAGAAAATTTAGGCATCGTTTCATCCTTCTGATATAGCGTTTTCACGTTTCTTGGCTTCAATAAAGTCAAAATTTTGAATAGCTTTTTGTAAATCTCGCACATAGCCACTTGAAGTGTTCAAGATACAAACCACGGCGGCTAGCTCGCGGAGCAAACGCTTTTCATGTTCTTCCATAAAACTAACTTTCTATTTAGTGATCACGTTCGTAATAAAGGACGATCCCAATCAAAATTGCTAAAATAATAGTCCAAATCAGGGAAGCAGCGGCGAGATATCCCAACCAAGCCCAAAATCCTAAAGAAAAAAAATCCATCTAAGACTTCTTTATATAAGGTATAGGAGAAATAATATCCCAGAGAGCCCATATCCTATCATCATGAATGGCAAACTTGCCGTTGACCTCCCTGAGATATTGGATATAGCAAACCCCCAACGATTCATCCCCGATAGTAACCCAGGGGTTGGGCAAAACAGAATTTAACTTACTTTTTTTCACTTATTCTCCAAAAAGGGATGCAAGGGTGTCAGATTTTTTTGTAGCTTGGATACGGGACTCGGCGATCTTGTAGTATTCTTCTTCTTTCTCAATCCCGATAAAGTCAAAACCTTCCTTGAGGGCAGCAATGCCGGTCGTGCCGGAGCCCATAAACGGGTCGAGAACGATTCCTTTGGGGGGAGTCACAAGTCGGCACAAATAGGCCACGAGGGCGATAGGCTTAACTGTTGGATGCCCGTTCCCCTCGCCCCGCTCTGATCGGCTGGCCTTGGCACAATAAAAAAAACGTGCGGCCGACCCTCCGTCTAAAAATCCAGTATTCTCACGGGTTAACCCCTTTGAGCCACCATAAATGCCTTTGCCGCCTATCTTTTGGCCACCGCCATGGCGTTGAACCGCCACTCCGCTGTTTCCAGTATTAGGAAACCCCTCTAAGACTTCCTCGCTGCCGTCATGGATAAGATTTGCTGGCCAGCGGCCATTAACAGAAAATTCTAAATCTTTGCCCCGACCGTCCATGAGCCCCAATCCAGTATCCCCCCGACCGTGATTGTCTATTTTGTTTGGTTGCGCCCCACTGCCTGAATAAGTTCTCTGTTCAGTTCCAACCCGACACCCATCGATATTGATTGCACCCGTGCCGTGCTTTAGAACGTTTTCTGCTACGGTGCCGTCAAGAGGTTTACGTGCCACACAGATCGGCTCCATAGCGGGCTTGAGAGCCGTGCCCCAACCTTCCCACTGCTTTGCGGCATCGGTTGCGGGAGCAGTAACGTCCATGTCTACCGTGCCACGTCGCTCGTCACGAAAAGTATCAACCCCCGGATTCCCCCATCCAGTAGCTTGCGCTTGCGGCATCCGTCCCGGCACCGTTTTAACAACTTTTCTCTTCGCTCCGGCCGTTCGATCAATGCCCTTACTCACGTCATGAGATTTCGGAAAGCCCTGGCCATAGACCCACGCAATCTGATCACGTATCTCAAAGCCCGCATCTTCAATAGCGCAGGTAATGCGGTGATAGGTGCGCGTGCCGCCGAACGATAGGAGATGCCCGCCCGGTTTCAAAACCCGGAAAACTTCAAGCCACACGTCAGGTCGAAAAGAAATGTCTCCCCCGTCCCAGACTTTTCCCATGAAGCCCCTAGAGAGGCGAGCAAAGGCAGCGCCAGTGCTATTACCTTCCGGTTTCCAGCCACTCCCATACCCATTTCCAAAGTTTCCAGCAGGCTTGCCGAAACGTTGAACAATACTGGTCAGGTGATAGGGCGGATCGGTGACAACACTATCGACCGAGTTATCAGATAAAGTTTTTAGAACTTCTATGCAGTCCCCCAGAAGTAATTTTATATCACATCCCCAATTCTGTATTTATGTCCCTGCTTCTTAGCTTTTTTCAACGCCATCTCCAGCACCAGCCGGGGCACATGACGCCCAAACGGAATCCCCCGAATATGATCCAACTCGTGTTGAATAATACGGGCCGTCATGTCCTGATATTTTTTTGTGAAGCGTTCCCCCGTAGGAGTCGCGTAACGGATACGAATGACTTGCGGACGTGTGATGGTCAGGACAAGTCCCGGCCACGTCAGACAGCCTTCGTCCATCGTCATCATATCTTCGGAGGCGTCCACAATTTCGGCGTTGAACATCCCCAACACGGGCTCGGTTCGGATCACAAAGAAATTATAGGGAAGCCCCACCTGATTACAGGCTAGTCCGACACTGTTCTGCCGGATCATCTCTTGGCCAATCGTGTTGTAAAGTTCAACGGGATTAACCGGAGGATTCCGAAAATCAAACTTCTCCAAGGGAGTCCGAAGAATGATATCCCTTGGAGGCACAAGCGCGAGTTCGTCCATTAGGGCTTCGGCGACACTGAATACGCTTGTTTTGTATCTACTCTAATCGTCCGATCTGGCGTATCAGAAAACTTAGCGAGGTCGGGAGCGTGTCGCAGGATTACCGAATCGCGAAGCATGAGCCCATCGGCTAATTCAATGCCTCCAGTTTTCGAATAAACGACTCGATTATCATTCCGAACTTCAGAATAACTCAAATCGTAAACTTTAATCTCATACTCATAAAACGTTGACGTTTTATTTTTTTCACAACAACTCAATGATTCTACTCCTGTGCTAAGTTTTCCATTTGAGACAAGGACTGATCCTCCTCCGCCGATTGTATTAATTTGTTGGGAAGCGGCTCCCCCTGCCGGGAGTTTTACCCAGCCAACCCCGGTAGTATCCCCCGCCTTACAACAGTCCCCGGCGTCACAGCCTCCGACTATTCCGCCCGTTAACCCATATCCATAACCTCCCGTCATTCTTCCTCTCTTTCTTTACCGTCCCATTCAACCCAGCGGCCTTTGTCATCTTTGACTTCGACCCTGACATTATGCTTCAACTCATATTCAATCTTTTCTTCGATCCTTGCGTGCTCGCCCGTGACCTTGGCCGCCTCGATACGCGACCACTTTTTCATCGCCTCGGACTTAGCCATCTTTTCAAAGGCTAGGCGTTTGTTTTGGTGCTGCGAGCGCGTCTCATCGGATACGCCAACGGCCCCTGACGGGCGGTGCAAACACTGGACTTTTGTGGATGTTTTATTACGCTTCTGACCCCCCGGCCCCGATCCTTTTGAATAGGTAAACTCAAAATCCTTAGCCGTGAGCGTAAACAGTATCTCTTTGGCCATGACTTTTAATCCTCGGTCACTAACTCCGGTGCCTGGGCTTCTTCATCTTTTGGAAACTTCAGAAGCTTAAATTCGGGCTTCTCCGGCTCAGGCGCGGCTTTAGGCGGATCGCGGAGTTTACGAAACCCATTGATCGCCCAGTATTCCAGATCATAGCCCTCTAAATTAGGCCAGAGATAGCCAAGATCAGCCCCAAACTGCCACGGCGCAATAACCTTTGAAAACACACCATGGTGTTCGGCTTTATTACCAAGCGGCAGATGTCCCGTGACCCTATACGTGCGGGTATCATCATCGTCTACAAATAGCTGAAACCAAAATTTCCAACGAAAATCGGTGTCCCCATCGACATAGCAAGCATAGACGTTCCCTATCCACCTCCCAGAAGGTGGTTTAACGGGCTCCAGAGGGGGGCTAGAGGGCGTTTCGAACCATCCGAACATCCAAGTAGGCTCCTATGCGGCTATTTTGCTAAAATTCTTAATCTTCTCGAATCGGATTACATGGTCGAAGCGGTCAAGCATCTGATCCCCACGATGGCTGATTATAAAGCAGTTTGTCTCGTTTGTCAAGTTGTTTATTATCTTTAAAAACTCGTCTACCCCGCCAGTGTCGAGAGAACTATCAAGAATTTCATCCATAAACAAAAGGTTAGTAGAAGCGGAATTTCTAAGTTTGGCAATCGCACGCCAGCAGAATAACAGGGACAAATCAATACGGAGCTTCTCCCCCTGAGAGAAAGACTCGTAAGAAAACTCATCTCGGAAACGGGATTTGATTGATTCTTTAAATGTTTCATCTAACTCGAACTGAACGAAAAAATCCATCTGAGCAAGATACTTATTAATCAGCTTGTTCATGACGGGGATATACTGCCGAATGATCCGGGTTTTAATGCCGCCATCCTTAAGCAACTGGGAAGCCATCAGAAAAATCTCGCGATCCTTGATGATGGTTTCCTTTTTGTGCATTGCAGTATTTAGTTCGGCGGTCAGCGACGCCGACTCGGTATCATCGGTTTTTGTCCGCGCCTTCAGGTCCACGATCTCGCGTTCCAGCGACTCAATAAACTGCGCGGCAGTCGCCTCGCGGATATTATATTCCGACAAAGACTTATTGAGCGTCGCGATCTCACCTTCAATGGCGTCAAACTCCGCTATACTTGCCTGGAGCCGCGATATCGTTTTCTCAAGCTTAGCGATGGCGTTTCCAGCTTCAACAAGTGTTGAATTCTTTTTCGATACTTCTCCTGTTTTATGCGCTTCACTGATCTCTTGTTTGCATGTTGGGCAGCTAGTATTTGATAGATAGAACTCGATCTCCCTTTCAATCTTTTTGCGTTTGTCCAGAATAGCTTTATGTAGGGTGCTTGTATTTGTGAGTTCGGTTGTAATATTCTGCTTTCGAGCCATCTTGTCGGCCAGTTCCGAGATTTTATTTTCGGCTTCTTTGATAAGAAGGCGGAATGTGTGGGTTTCATTTTTGTAACTCTCGATTTGAGTTTCTCGTTGAATAACCAGTTCTTCGTTATTCTGATTAATCTCGGCGAGGTGCCGCGCGTGCATCTCAATCTTATTCTCAATCAAGCGTATCTCGTAAGTATTGTTAGTGAAGTCCGTCTTATTTGCGACGACCTTCTCCTTGAGGAGAACATTCATAATTGAGAAAATCTGAATGTTCAACAAGTCTTCGATCACTTCGCGTCGGCCCGCCGCCGTCAGTTTCATAAACGGCGTAAAGTTGGCGATAGACAACACCACGATCTGGGAGAACGACTTGTGGTTGAGCTTGAGAATCTGACCCTCAAGGACTTCCTGATAGTCCTTGGCCGCCGAGTCCTGGTTCAACAGCTTCCCATCCTCGATGATTTCAAAGACGGTCGGCTTGATGCCCCGACGCACAACGTAGGACTTAGCGCCAACATCGAACTCAATCTCGGTCATCAACCCCTTGCCGGTGATGGTGTTCGTCAACTGGGGCTTGTTGACGTTGCGCATCGGCCGCCCATAAAGCGCGTAAGAGATGGCTTCGAGAACCGAAGTCTTGCCCGCGCCGTTCTTGCCGATGATTAAGGTGTTTCGGTTTTTATCGAGTTGGACAACGGTATCTTTATTACCAGTAGATAAAAAATTACGGAAGGTGACTTTCTTAAAGCGTATCATAGTGCTCCATTAAAATGTCCTCTAACATATCTTCGGGCGTTCGGTCGCTAACCAACTGATCTATTTCAACTTCAATCTTTGACCTAACATAAGCATCAACATGATCATATAAAGCGTGCCAAACACTATTAAACAATGCCGCGCCAACGCGGACTACTATCTTGGGGCCGTCACGACGCTTTATATGATCATGAATCATTTGTCAGGACCTCAATTTCTGCGTCTGCTAACGAATCATCAAGTTCGCGACGAATCGTATCACATATCCGACTCGTGGGAGAAAACGCCGCCCAAACTTGAGAAAGTGTGTCCGATGATGCCGCCTTATTAGTATTGTTCCATAAACGGCTCCAATGAGGATGGATAGAAAAGGCTGTCATGGGATGTTCATTTAAAAATTGCATCTCTGGTTTCCTCAAGTTCGGCGCGTATCATATCCAACACTCGATTCATGGGAGAACACCTCGCCCAAACCATCGACCGAGACCTACGCGATATCTCCTCCTCCGTATTGTCCCAGAGTTTCTGCCAACGCGGGTGCATCGTATTTTTGGTCATAGGAGGTTCGTTTAGGAATTCCATTTAATCCTCACGCGCTCATCAAGCTGGCTTCATTATACAGGAGTCGAAGCAAATCTTCAAGTGGTTTTTGATATTGTTCGGCGATACCTGCTTGGCGAACGGTCTTCGTCAGAATATCAAGCGTATCTTCGCTCTGGTTAACAATATCAATATCGGCTTGAAGCCCCACGTTCAAGTGGTCATCGACCGACTTTACATCTATCGGTCCCGCTTCTTCGAGCTTTTGAATAAAGCAGTCATAGAGATAGGGGTTGGTCTTCGTCGCCACGATCACCTTAACATAGGTGTTCGCATACTGATCAAAATCCACGTCCATGACTTCCTCAAACGTTTTTGTCACATCCGTATAGTGCAGCTTGCGGAACAGCTTGTAGGGGTTGGAAACGTAGGCGAGAGCGCGCGTGTCGGTATCGAAGATATGAAACCCCTTGGCGTCGCCATAGTCAGCCCAGGTCATCTCAAACGGGTTGCCGAGGTAGTTGATGTTCCCGTAGGTTGACTTATGATGAAAGTGCCCCGAGCAGACGAGCTTGAACTTTTCAAACAGCAACGCGTCGTGTCCCTGGCTACAGAAGTTGCCGACGTTCATCTCAAAGCCTTGAAGCTCCAAATGCGCAAACAAAACTTGACAGTTCGTTGACGACACGGCGGCGAGACACTCGTCTTCATTCTCTTCACATATCCACGGCAGAAAAAGAACAGGAGTATTCCCGAGAGTGATTTCAGTGGGGTGCATATGTATTTTAATATTGCTCATGCCGTGGATCAACTCTTCCAACGCATTTACGGAATTGCTGTTCTTGAAATAGACATCATGGTTTCCTGGGATTATATGCATAATCCGGCCCGAGTTGGTTATCGGTTCGAGGAAGTCCACGCGCATCCGATTAGCAGTATAGATGTTTATATACTTCCGACGATCCACGATATCACCGAGATGACAGATTTCTTGGATATTATGGGAGTCGAGGTAGGGGAAAAAGATGTTGTCGAAGAATCTTTTTTTATAATCAAGGAGGGCTAGGTTATCCGAACGGGCTCCGAAGTGGGTATCGCTAATAAGGGCTACTTTCAAAGTCTTTAATTATCTCCTCTAATTCATAAATCTCGTCTCGTATAGCGCCTTCTACTACGTCAC